AAAGATTGTAGAGAAGAGGCACAGCAAAAAGATTGTGCTGTCTGAACTAGCACTAGATGACAAAAAGGTTTATGAGATGTTGTCTCAGGGATTTACTAAGGGAGTATTCCAAGCAGAAGCTGTTCCTTATACAAACCTACTCATCAAGATGGGTGTAAGCGAATTCGAAGACTTAGCCGCTTCCAACGCCCTTGTTCGTCCAGGTGCTATGAATACTGTGGGTGCAAACTATATTAATCGTAAGAATTTGCATGAAGATGTCTCTTATATTCACCCAATAATGAAGCAGTTTACAGAGAACACATATGGTGTTATTATTTATCAAGAGCAGGTTATGCAGGCCTGCGTACACCTTGGCGGTATGTCTTGGGCAGAGGCTGACAAGGTTAGAAAGATTATTGGAAAGAAGAAGGATGCGAAGGAGTTCGATCAGTTCCGTGAGAAGTTTGTTACTGGTGCAAGCCGACATATATCAAAAGAGGCGGCAGAAGGCTTATGGCATTCTTTTGAAGCTCACGCTGGGTATTCTTTTAACCGTTCCCATGCTGTTGCTTATTCTCTTCTTTCATATTGGACTGCTTGGCTAAAGCTATACTATCCAACTGAGTTTATGTTCGCCATGTTGAAGAACGAAGGCGACAAGGATGCACGTACAGATTATCTAATTGAAGCCAAGCGTTTAGGAATCAAGATTTTGCTACCTCATGTAAATGAGTCTGATCTAGACTTTAGCATTCAAGGGGACGCAATTAGGTTTGGGTTAGCAGATGTAAAATACATTTCGGAAAATATTGGCAAGAAGATTATTGCTAATAGGCCGTACAAGAACTACGCTGACCTGAAGTCAAAGGCGGGAGCAAAGAATAGCGGTATCAATAGTCGTGCACTAGATGCATTAAACGCAATTGGTGGCGCAGCATTTGATGATAACCCTAGAACTGGGCGGGAGAAGGATAGTCTATATGAGTATCTGAATATACCTAAGTTCGATATTAGCGGTATAACACCACATATCAAGTCTCAGGTAAATGTCCTAGAAGACTTTGCAGAGCTTGGAACATTTGTTTTTATGGCTATGGTTAAGTCTATTAAGCGTGGTACTGGTTGGTCTCGTGTAGAGATTGTAGATGAGACGGCATCAGTAGGAGTGTTTGATAGCGAGAATACCAAGATTGAGACTGGACAAATGTACTTCTTCTTGGTTGGAGATAATCGAATACACAGGTTTGTTGAGATAGATAAAGTTGTTAAAGAGGATAGGTCAGACCCATTCGTTAACTATCTGTACTCAACCAAGTTTGATTTAAAGGAAGATAACTATTATGTTATTGACTTTACAAACTATAAAACAAAAGCAGGTAAGATGATGGCTCACACTATCATTACAGATGCTAATAAGAAATTAATTAGATCTATTGTATTCCCTCATGGGTATGCACGAGCTCTGGGAAAAATGAAGCCAGGGTCAAAGGTTGAACTAACCTTTACAAATACAGACGATGGAACCATCGTAGTTAAGGATATAAAATGACACAAGAAGAAGGATTGGAAATCAATCTAGTACGACTACTGCTTGCATCAATTCAAAGCAATGGCAATGTCTCTGTTAAGATAGAGGATTATATGTCACCTGAGTTAGACAAGAAGAGTTTATTTATAGAAGTAAATGAAGAAGAAAAAACATTTATTATTTCATTAGTAGAAGGAGATCAAAATGAGTCTGGACCTGATGGCGAGACGAGTACACCTGATAGCGAAGAGTAAGGGTTTCTGGGAAGACGAAGTAACATACGATAAGATAGGCAACAAGCTTGCCCTAGTTCATTCAGAAGTTACAGAGGTTCTAGAAGCAATCCGTAAAGATCAGGGCGGAGAAAAAGTAGTAGAAGAAATGGCTGATATCATTATTAGATTAGTTGATCTTTATCAAGCAATGATAAATACAGGGCAGATTAAAGACTCCCTAGACTTTGTTTTAGAGAAAAAGATTATGAAGAATATGGAAAGGCCAGCACTTCACGGAAACAAGTTTTAATGATATAATAGTATAAAATGAATGGTTACTTCTTATTCGGAACCAATAACGAAGTAATCCTTGTCCTAAAATCTGGACAAGAAGAAGACATACTTAATATCATTAGAAAACTTGCGACAATGCGTAGCAAGGACATGAAGGCATTTGCCTCACAATTAGAAGAGAGTTTTTATGAGCGTAGTTACAGAAATACTATCCAAGCTGGACCCAAAGACAAGACAAAGAGTGCAAACAGCACTAGAGGTCGAAACACCAAAGCAAAAGACGCCAAGCATCGGACTGAACATGGCGTTAAAGGGGGGTCTAGGTCATGGAAGACAGATCCTCATTTGGGGGAATAAGTCAGCAGGTAAATCATCATTCTGTTTACAGATGATTGCTGAAGCACAAAAAGAAGGAAAGACTTGTGCTTGGATTGATGCAGAAGCATCTTATTCTGCAGACTGGGCTGAAAAACTTGGAGTTAATTCAGAAGAATTGATTTACTCACCAGCAAAAACTATTAACGATATGGTAGATGTTGCGACGCAACTGATGGAGGCAGGAGTTGATATCATTGTCGTTGACTCTATATCAGCACTGCTTCCAGCAATTTATTTTGAAAAAGATAGCACTGAGCTAAAGAAATTAGAAGACACCAAGCAGATTGGTGCAGAAGCAAAGGATATGACACATGCAGTCAAAATGCTCAACTACGCAAACAAGAACACATTACTTGTTCTCATCTCACAACAACGAAATCAGTTTGGATCTATGCATGCTTCGCACATCCCCACAGGCGGAATGGCTGTCAAGTTCTTCTCTTCCACTGTCGTTAAGCTCTGGTCGTCTGAAGCTGAAGCTAATGCTATTAAGGCTGGCGTTAAAGTTGGCGACAAGATTATCGAACAAAGAGTCGGAAGACCAGTTAACTGGATTATTGATTACAACAAACTCGGCCCCCCTAATCTTTCAGGACAGTATGACTTCTACTTTCAAGGGGAGAATCTAGGAGTAGATCAAGTCGGAGAAGTCCTTGATGTTTCTGAGCAATTCGGAATCATAGAAAAGGGCGGTGCTTGGTATACAGTAAACGGAGAGCGTTTCCAAGGACGTGCTAAGGCAGTACAATACCTTAGAGATAATGCAGATGTTGTAGAAAAGCTAAAGGCTGAAATATATGCCAAGGCTTGAAGATTTCATGCTGAAAAAGAATCCATCTGGGTCAGCATATAAGACAGTTGTCGAAGGAACTTTTAGTTGTACAGAATGTGATGAAGTCGTAAAAAAAGCATCCTGGGATGAAAGAACTGGCGAACTAGAGTGGAAGTGCACACAAGATCACGTATCGAAAGCGAGGATGTAATGTCTGAGCGTGGAGAAATAAAGCGTGATGGGGCTAAGGCTCAAAAGAATTCTGGGCGGGGTCAGTACCAAAAGGGCGATGCTAAATGGTACTCCTTTGTAGTAGATTACAAAGAAGCTGCTAGATCATTTACTATGAACCAAGAAATCTGGGCTAAGATATGCACAGATACATTCAAGGTAAATAGGAATATGCACCCATGCTTAAAGATTATTATTGGAGAAGATTCAAAGGTCAGACTAGGTATTGTTGAGTGGGCCATGCTAGAAGAACTAATTACATTTTGGGAGGAGAATCATAAATGAGAGAATTAATTCTAACAACGATTACAGGTATTGCAGTAGGTGGAGTGTTTAGTATATTTAAACTTCCTATTCCTGCTCCCCCAGTATTTGCTGGATTGATGGGTATTGTTGGTCTATGGATTGGCTATGCTCTAGTTCAGAAGGTGTTCCTATGAGCGAAAACATACTAGAAAAGATTAGCGAAGTTACTGAGTTCAATGATCTAAAAGAGTTTATGAAGGATCCAGAGTTGGACACTGCTCTAGATGCTATAATTAAGGTAGTAACAAAACCAGACATCCCGCCAGCAGCGGCGTCAGTTCTAATAATTAAGTTACAGGCGATATCAGCAAAGCTTTCAATCCTTGCTAGATATTACACAACTATGGAAAAAGGAGAAGTTGCCAGCAAAAAGAAGAACGTGTACTACACGGTTGCCGATTCAATAGACAAGCTTGTAGCCGCTCTTAAGTATGGTGTTAAATAATGGCTAGAGATTTAGTAACAAATTTAAAGTTTAAAAAGATAACAAGTGGGTTTGACCCAGATAAGCTAGCTAAGATGCTTACCGATGGGTATATTGGAAACAGTAATAACCCTAAGTATATGAAGAAAACAACATTCTCTCCATCTACTATTGGATACGGTCATGGTAACTGTGCCAGATACTGGTACATTGCTTTTGAGGGTACAGAGTTTGAAAATACATTCGATGCAATTGCTATTGCTAATATGTCTAATGGAACTGCAGCGCATGAAAGAATTCAGGAAATCTTTAAGTCTACTGGATTAGTTAAACAAATTGAGCAGGAGATTATTAAAGAGGATCCGCCAGTCAAGGGGTTTGCTGACGTAATCCTAGATTGGGAAGGCAAGGAAGTAGTAGGAGAAATTAAGACTACTAGCGATAATGCTTTCTTATTTAGACAGAATTCCATGAAGCCATCAGACAACCACAGGCTACAGATTTTGATTTACATGGATGTTCGTGGAGCAGAAGAAGGCTTCTTGCTGTATGAGAATAAAGATAACCAGCAAATGCTAGTTATACCAGTAAAGATGAACGAAGCAAACAGAGAGTTTTTAGATAGATGCTATGACTGGATGCGTGAAGTACGAAAGGCTTGGGAAGACAAAGACTTGCCAGCTAGACCTTTTAGAAAGAATAATAAGATTTGTTTAGATTGTCCAGTCAAAAATACATGTTTTGATATGGAGGATACTGAAAAATTAATACCAGTTCTGAAACTCTAATATGTGCATATGACGAGTGTAACCAAGAGTTTACTAAGGCTACGCACAATCAGAAGTATTGTTCAGATGAATGTTGCAGACTTGCAACAAACAAGAGAACCATGGAGCGTTACTATGAGCGTAGGGCTATTAAACTTGGATCTGTTCGGCATTGTCAGATATGCAAAACAAAATTAAGTAGGTATAACTATACGTCGCTATGTGTTACATGCGACAAGAATGACGAAGATAAGCAACGTAAAGAATTGCTGGAGATGTTAAATGGGATTAGCGGATCTGATTAAGCCAAAGGCTCAAAGAGTAATTGGTATCGATGCTTCCACAAACTCTGTAGCCTTTGCAATCATTGATGATGGTAAGCTTGCTATGCATGGCAAGATAGATATTCGTGGTAACGATATCTATGAGAAGATCTACGATGCTCGCAAAAAAGTGAAGGCTATGAAGAAGCATTTACGGTCCGACTATATTGCAATTGAGGGTGCTGTATTTGTGCAGTCACCTGATGTTGTGATTAAACTTTCGTATGTCTATGGATCAATAATTAGCCAGCTAATGAGCGACGGGACTAAGGTAGTAACCGTAATCCCTACTACATGGCAGAACTATATTGGTAATAAAACATTTAAGAAGGAAGATAAGCTTAAGTTAAAAGCAGAATTTCCAGGTAAGTCAGATACTTGGTACTCGAATAAGATAAGGGAGATTAGGAAGCAGAGGACATTAGACTTCGTGAATGATAAGTTTAAGATTCATTTAGAAGATAATGATGTGGGAGATGCAATTGGTATTGCCTACTATGCCTACAATAATCTAACATCACGATGAAACTATACGAATCTAAAGATTGGCTATACAGAAGGTATGTGGTCCAAAGAAAGACCATTACTGAGATCGCAAAAGAGGCGGGATGCAGTCATATGACAATCCAACGCTACCTTGAAAAGTATGGTCTAATCAAGAATCAAAGGAAATTTTAGATTTACAAGGCCGTATAAATACGGTATACTATAAGAGTCAGGGAGAAAATAAATGATTATTGGACTAAGTGGATATGCTCAGTCTGGCAAAGATACAATTGCCGAAATGCTAACAATGAACTATGGGTTTAAGAGACTAGCTTTTGCAGATAACATTCGCAAGGCTATCATCAAGCTCAACCCAATTCTTAACGATGGTTCTAGGATTTCTGAGAGCGTAAAGAAGATTGGGTGGGAGCCAACAAAGGCTATACCCGAAACACGCAGACTCTTGCAGGTATTTGGTACAGAAATTGGAAGAGAGATGTTCGGTGAAGATTTCTGGGTAAAGCAAGTGTTGAAGCAGATCGAAGAAGATGAAATTTACGACCACTTTGTGATTACAGATGTTCGTTTCCCAAACGAAGCTAATTTAATTAAGCTAAAGGGTGGGGAAGTATGGAGAGTAAACCGTGGAGCCAATAAGCCTATCAACTCTCATGCATCAGAATCAGCAATGGACGACTACAAGTTTGATAGAATAATCTCTAATGAGTCTACAATTCAAAGCTTGGAATCAGAAGTTTTTAAGTTAATGAGGAGTTATAATGCCATCCTATCAATATGAGTGTAAGAAGTGTGAAGTTCAGTACACAAAGTTCAGAAGTATTAAGGAAGAAGATCCAGGATACGACTGCGAAAAATGTGGAGAAAAACTAGTTAGATGGTATGGTATTCAGGGTACTAGAACACAGAAGCGTTTGCCAGAAGGCGATGACTTTATTGAATCACAAATGGACTTTTACGCTACAGATACTTGGCAAGAGCACTATGCTAACTGGGATGTGAGACCAGACTAATGCCAACTTATGAATACATTTGCCAGACATGCAAGGGCATGAAGGATGTTATTCGTGGATTTAATGATCCAGAAGAACCAGTTAAATGTGATCAATGTGGAGACACAATGAAGCGTGTATACGGCGTTCCTGGAATTCAATTTAAGGGTTCTGGCTTTTATAAGACAGATCACGGGAGCAAATAATGGAAATAGAAAAGCCTTTTGACCAAATGAATAAGGTCGTGGAGATGAGTCTTAAGGGCTATAATCCTGGGCAAATTGCAAAAGAATTAGAGTTAAAAAGAGCAGATGTTATAAGAACTTTAGAAGAGTGGAAGTCTTATGCACAAAATGATAAGACAATTCAAGAACGTGCCAGAGAAGCACTAACTGCTTCAGATCAGCACTACAGCATGCTAATTAACAAAGCATGGGAAACCGTAGAGCAGGCAGACCTTGCTGCAGACTACAGAACTAAGGTTGGTGCTATCAAGCTTGTTGCTGAGATTCAAGGCAAGCAGATGGAGATGCTACAAAAGGCTGGGCTACTTGATAACACCGAAATGGGTGCAAGAATAGCTGAGGCGGAAGAAAAGCAAGAAGTCCTCATGGGTATTCTTCGTGATGTAACTTCTAAATGCGATAAGTGTCAGAGAGAAGTTAAGCAAAGACTTTCTCGCATATCTGGTGTAGTAGAGCCAGTTGAGGTAGTACAAGTAAACAATGGCTGATTTTAGCGACTTTCTTAATGTACTAGAGGGCGAGGAGTTTGAAGAACAGCCCGTAGAGATTGAAGAGTTTGTTACATCTACTGACTATTTAGGCCTACCACCTCTATCTCAAAACCAATACACAATGATCAAGGCAATGACTCAGGTGTACAAGAAAGATACATTAGTAAGATGGTTGGGAGAAGAAGAAGGGGAAAAGAGATGGAAGCAAACCTGTAACGAGGTTATCTTTCAACTAGGTAAGGGTTCTGGTAAGGACTATACATCAACAATTGCTGCAGCATATATAACATATTTACTATTGTGCTTAAAAGATCCAGCAGTGTATTATGGAAAACCTCCAGGAGATTCTATCGATATTCTTAATATTGCTATCAACGCAGTACAGGCAAACAACGTTTTCTTTAAAGGGTTCAAGCAGAGAATTGAAAAGTCTCCATGGTTTATTGGAAAGTATAATCCAAAAGCTGGGTCCATTGAGTTTGATAAGAGTATTACCGTGCACTCTGGACACTCAGAGCGAGAAGCTTGGGAAGGTTATAACGTACTCGTAGTGGTACTCGATGAGATTTCTGGCTTTGCCCTTGAAAGCACTACTGGGCATGATCAGGCTAAGACCGCTCAATCCATTTATGATATGTACCGTGCATCTCTTACATCACGTTTCCCTGACTTTGGTAAGTTAATTCTACTTTCATTCCCACGTTTTAAAAATGACTTTATTCAGCAGAAGTATGAAGAAGCTATCGCTAGCAAAGAGACGGTAATAAAGACACACGAGTTTATCCTTAATCCAGATCTTCCAGAGGATGAGCCAGGAAATAAGTTTAGTATTAGTTGGGAAGAAGACCATATAGTTGCCTACAAAGTGCCAAAGACATACGCCCTAAAGAGACCGACATGGGAAATCAATCCAACCAGAAGCATAGAAGATTTCAAGATTGACTTTTATAAGAATGCGGAAGACGCATTATCAAGATTTGCTTGTATGCCACCAGAAGCAGTAGATGCTTTCTTTAAGTCCAGAGAGAAGATAGAGACAGCATTTAACAACCCAAATCTAGCAGTAGATTCTTCTGGTAGGTATGCAGAATGGTTCAAGCCGATAGATGATAAGGAATACTTTATTCACGTAGACCTTGCTCAAAAGCATGACCATTGTGCAGTTTCGTTAGCCCATGTTGAAAAGTGGGTTAATATGAAAGTAGGAAATGAGTACGCTCAGTCGGCACCTGTAGTTGTAGTAGATGCAGTTAGGTTCTGGACGCCTACTGCTTCTAAAAGCGTAGACTTTACAGATGTAAAGGACTACATACTCTCTTTAAGACAGCGTGGGTTCAATATCAAGCTAACTACATTTGACCGATGGAACTCACATGACATGATGCAACAGCTTCGTGGTTACGGAATGAATACAGAGTTGTTGTCTGTTGCTAAGAAACATTACGAAGATATGGCAATGATCATTGCAGAAGAAAGAGTAAAGGGTCCTAGAATAGATCTTTTAATTGATGAATTACTTCAGCTAAGAATCATGAGAGATAGAGTTGACCACCCTAGAAAGGGATCAAAAGACTTAGCGGATGCTGTGTGTGGGTCAATCTATAACGCTATTGTTCATTCGAAGCGGGAGAAAAACAGGGAAGTTGAGATACATACTTATGGTGAATTAATAAGAGACAACTACCTTGAAGAAGAAAAGAATAGAATAGATAATTTAATTAGACCTCCTAGGCGCATGCCACAGGAGTTGGCTGAAGCCCTAGACAATATGGAAGTAATTTAGTACGCAATCTCCTGTATAATTAACTTGTCAGACATTCTGACATGGGAGATTGGAAATTTATAAATTCGCTAGAATAACAACAGTGTTTCTACTAGCCTTTTCGTGGCTATTTATGGCTGACGCAAAAGGCACTATGTCGCCCCTAGAGCAAGCATGGGCGGACATACAAGAACTAGACGAAGATGTAAATCAGCTAACTGATAAAGAAGCTACCCAAGATCTTATAGATATAGCCCATACAAAATATAACGAAGCATATGCGGCAAAGCAAGCCTTAGACTCCGCAACAACAACTCTTGAGCAGGCTACAACTGCAGAATCTCAAGCCATACAAGCTAAAAACGACGCTATTGCGGCAGTAGATAATCAAACCCCAATAGTTGCTAATGCCCTATCAGAAAAGAATGCTGCACAAGATGCTCTAGACGTAGCCAATATTAATCTTCAAACAACACAATCAGCTATTCAAGGTGCTGGCGGTTCTGGACTTCAATATACCGTATATAACCTAGTAAGAACTTGGCCAAGCGTAGCAACACCAGATTCAGTTATCTGTACTGGTACTTGGAACTCTAACTCTATGAATCTTCCAATCTGTGGAAGATATGAAAATATTGTTGTAAAGTTTACTGGAACAATTACTGTTCCTTCACACTGGACATCCACCTACTTTGCGGGCTATACAGATGATGGATTCAGGATGTACGTTGACGGAAATCTTGCAGTTAATAACTGGGTAGAGCAGGGTGCTAGGTGGAGTGCATACTCACCAGTATATGATGTAAGTCAAGATAAAACTTTAGATGTAGAAATTTGGTGGTATAACGGTGGTGGACCAGGATCATATCACCTTGGATGGGCAATTCCTGGAGGGTGGACTGGAGCAGGATGCGATTATACTGGAGGTTGGGGAGTCGGATTTAGTTGTAACCTTGGTACATTTTCATCTGGTCCTGGAGCAACACAAGCACAAATTAATGCATACAATGCTGCGGTAACTGCACAATCAACAGCACAAACTAACTATAATAATAAACTTGCTACATATAATACAGAAAATTCTAAGCTTCAACAGTACACGCAAACTAAAAATGCTGCAGACATATCGGCAACAAATGCCATATCAGCTAAATCAACAGCGCAATCTAACTATAACTCAGCACAACTTGACTATAACTTAAAGATAGTTGCAGTTCAGAATGCTATAGATGATGCTCAAGAAAGTTTACAGGAACAACTACAGTTTGAAAATGAGCAAAGAGTTGCAGCTGCTATTGCACAAGCAATGGCTAATCAACCACAACCAAGTCCTGAGCCAGTAGTGACTCCTGAGCCTTCACCTGAACCTTCACCTGAACCATCAACTGAACCAACTACTGAGCCAACTCCTGAGCAAACTGCACCAGAAGAGCCCAATCCTTCTCCAAGTTCCGATACCACAGAAGAGGAGAATGTAGATCCAACCCCAGAACCTGAGCCTTCTGTAGAACCTGAGACAGAGCCTTCACTTCTACCAGAGGATATAGATCCAACTCCAGAGCCTGAACCAACTCAAGGTCCTTCTGAAAATGTGGATAAAACAGAAAATACTCCAATCGATAATGCTACCGCAAATTTGATTGCTGATCTTACTAATTCTAACACATTGACTAAATTAACTCCAGAGCAGGCAGCGGTAGTATCCAAAGCTTTAGGTGTTGCGCCAGAAGAATTAAAATTGGTTGCTGAGCTTGCTAAGTCTGATAAGAATGTTGCAGAAGCACTAGAAGAATTTGGTGATAGAGCAAATGAAAACTTAGATGCACCTATGCCTTATACACTTGCAGATGCTGTTACAGAAGTGCAAACAGAAGCATTCTTAGCAGATCCGCTAGGTGCTGTATTTAATATAGACCCACTAGAACTCCTATCTAATTTCTCTGAGTTAGGTATGGATATGACAGACGATCAGAGAGAAAAAGCGCAAGAA